GAAGCAGAACTAGCATTAACAGAACATACTAGAATATTAATTGATGAAGTAATATTTGATCCTGATCCTTCTAAGTCTAAAATGACTATGAGATTTGTTCAAGGTACAGCAAGATTTGCTTCTGGTAAACTTGCAATAATGAATAAACAAAATATTGATATACAAACTCCAACAGCTACAATTGGTATAAGAGGAACCGATTTTACAACCTCAGTAGATGAAATAGGAAGATCATTAGTAATACTTCTTCCTGATGAGAATGGAGACGCCTCCGGCGAAATAACAGTAACCAATCAAGCAGGTACTATAACATTAGATGAAGCTTATCAAGCAACTATGGTATCAACTTTAGATTCTGCACCAACAAGTGCAGTACAAATAAACAATATTACACCTTCAATGATTGATAATATGTTTATAGTTAACCCTCCAACAGAAGTAAAAGAAGCAATAGAAGAACAAGTACAAGAAGATAATAATCAAGATCAAGGTATATTAGATGTAGACTTCTTAGCATATGATGAATTAGATAAAGACTACGATGATTATGCTAATGACCCTAATTATGATGCAAGAGTAGGTAGAATAGATATAGATTATCTTTCAGGTGACTTCTTACCTGACTTATTAGATGTAATAGAAGAGTTAATTAGAACTACTGAAGAACTAGGTGATGTAAGAGAAGCAACCGGTCAAGATGGCTGGGCATTAAAAGACGCAACATTTGGCTTTAACAAAGATAGCCAGTATAATATATTTGTAGAAGATGGTAACTTAATATTCTTTAGAGATATAAACGGAGTTATAAATATAACTATAGCCTCAGGTGGAAACGGGTTTATATCTTCTAGATTTGATACTTATGAAGGTATAATAGAATTCGGATCAGGAGAAGGAATTGAAATATTTATTAATCAGTCTAATTAGCTTATCTTTATCTGCATTCGCAGATGATAATGAAATCACTATCTTACAAGAAGGTGATGACTTTAATCTTGATATAACTCAGATAGGGTATAATAATATTATTAAACAATGGACAGCATCTGAAGGAATAGATGGTGCTGATAATACTATTGTTATTAAGCAAGCTAGAGATAGAGGTAATGGTACTGAACCAAATGTGATAGAACTTCGAAGAGTCTGGGGAATAGGAAACACATTAAAACTCGGTCAAGGTTATCAAGTTGGAACTAATGGAAACTTTACTATTGATAACGCTGAATATGGAGATACTTTTGCACATATAAACATTACGGGTGATTATAACGATGTTTTAATGACACAAAGAACAAATAGTTCTTCTTCTGGCCATGAATATTGGTTGCACGTTGAAGGAGATAATAACGACATTTATACAGTTCAAAGAGAAGGTGGAAGTCAATATATTAATTTAGATATTTACAATGATTATAATGAAGTTGACCTTCGTCAAACTAATGCTGGTGATCATTATATGAGTGTTATATTAAGAGGAACAGAACCGACTGACATTAATGTAATACAAAACGGATGGAATAATAAGTCATATAGTATAACTAATTTTTGCTATACTGCTGGTGGTTGTACTGTAAACGTTTCGCAAGGTAACTAATTGAAATTATGGCATGCAGGTATTACTCTCCTGCTTTTATTAACAATAAGAGTATTTGATCCTTTCTTAATAGAGTCATTAAGACTTAATTACTTCGATTCACTTCAAAGAAATCACGAAGAATCTTTTTCAGAGCAGATAGTATTAATTGATATAGATGAAAAAGCTATACAAAAATACGGGCAATGGCCTTGGCCTAGAAAAGATCTAGCTTATGCTTTAAATGATATACCGCCAGATAATCTGCTTGCTCTTTCCATTATTCTTTCAGAAAAAGATAGATTTAACGGTGATTGGTCTCTTGCAGAGACGTTACAATATTACCCTTCAGTATTATCAACTGCTCCTACTAAACAAATACAAACTGAAAGAGAGTTGCATGTAGGTACTGCTACTCTAGGTAAAATACCAGCTCAAGAATTTACAGTTGATTATCCAGGAATATTATTACCATTAGATATATTAGCTCAATCGGCTAATGGATATGGAGCTATAAGTGCTGTTCCTGATATAGATGGTGTTGTAAGAAAGCTGCCAGTAGTAGTTTCATCAAATAAGAAGGTATATCCATCATTTGCATTAGAAGTTATTAGAACAGCAGTAGGAGATATATCATATCAGATAAAAACTAATGATATAGGTATCGAATGGGTGCGTATCCCTGCGTATGATAAGATCTCAACGTTAAATGATGGTACCGTATATAACACATATTGGAACAAATTCAAACGTGTTAGCATAGGGGATATTAGGGGAGAGAATATATCTCCAGGTAGTATCTTAATAGTAGGGCCTACTTTCGAAGGAACTAATATTGTTCCTACTCCAGTTGGTGCAATGTATCCTCATGACATTCAAGCAAACTTAGTAAAGACTATAATCGATGGAACTGTTATTACTCGTCCTGATTATTTTCTTTTTGTTGAGCTAGTCGCTCTAGTACTTCTAGGTCTTCTTGCTCTAACGTCTTTAACTTGGCTGCCTTCTTTGACCAAAAACCAAACGCTGGGCGTTTCCCTTTCGGGAATGGCCAATGTTGGATTGATTTTGGCTGTTTTATTTTCTTCTTATTACCTTTTTTCTTCAAAATATATCCTGTTTGATCCTACTTGGATAATCATTACTATAGTATTAGTATTTAGCCACGGTGCTTTCATTCAGTTCTATACTAACTTTAAACAACGTCAAGAAATAAAGAAACAATTTGGAACTTATGTATCACCAGACTTAGTTAAGCAGCTGCAAGATGATCCTTCATTATTAAAGTTAGGAGGAGAGAGAAAAGAAATGAGCTTTATGTTTATGGATATATGTGGCTTTACTCCTATAAGTGAGCATTATAAGAATAATGATGATCCTGAAGGTCTAGTTGAACTGATTAATAAGTTTTTAGATCTACAAACTAAGATCATTCTAAATAATAAAGGAACAGTAGACAAATACATGGGTGATTGTATTATGGCTTTCTGGAATGCACCATTGCCATGCGATAATCATGCTGATATGGCAATAAAGACTTCAATTGAAATTATTGAAGCTACAAAGGAATTAAATGAAGAACTTAAACCTCTCGGCCTCCCTCCTATTAACGTTGGTATTGGTGTTAATACCGGTACAGTTATCTGCGGAAACATGGGATCAGAAACTAGATTTGACTATACCGTCATTGGAGATGCCGTTAATCTCGCAGCTAGACTCGAGAGCCAAACACGAAATTACCCTGGGGTGGACTTGCTGTTATCGGAATTCACTCATAGAGCAAGTACATCAGGAGAATTTACTGAAGTCGATAGAATTAAAGTTAAAGGAAAAACCGAAGAGGTTACGATTTTTACCCATAGAGAATGAACCAACTGAAGAGCAGTTAAGATATTTTTATATTGTTAATTTTTTAGATATGGCTGGTTCATATTATTTTGTAAAGAATAATCCTAACATTAAAGAAGCCAATTTTTTTTTACCAGAGAGACCTTCATTTGGCCAATTTGTAGCACATAAAGCTATAACAACACCAATAGTAGCTCAAAACGTTGAAGCTGGTCAAATGACTATTATGAATTCAGTAATCACAATTGTAGTTTTACATAACTGGTATCTATATACTTCAACACCAGAATGCCCACCTAATTTTTATCATGATACCGGTGAAAGAGTACCTTGCTAAGTAATATAAATATAAGTTGAACCTACATACATAATAGGTTATAATAGAGGAGTTAATATGGCTTTTAGTAAAGAAAGAGTGATCGAACACTTAAAAAGAGATGAAGGTATAGTATGTGAAATATACCTAGATCATCTCGGATATAAAACTGTTGGTATAGGACATTTAGTTCTAGATTCTGATCCAGAGAATGACCTTGATGTAGGTGATCCTGTTCCAGAAGAAAGAGTTATGGAGTTATTTGAAGCAGACCTAGATATAGTAATGGGTGACTGCGAAAAAGCATTCCCTAACTGGAGTGACTATAACTATACTATTCAAGAAGTACTTATTAATATGATGTTTAATCTTGGTATGACTAGACTTTTAAAATTTAAAAAGTTTATAGCTGCCATAGATGAGCAGGATTGGAATGAAGCAGGCGCTCAAATGAAAGATTCACAATGGTGGAGTCAGGTTGGACCTAGAGCTCAAAGATTGTGGGAAAGAGTAGTTGCTTTAGATCCTGATAATGATATGGAATTGATTTGAGTCAAAAAGCAAAAAAAATTATAGATGATACTATCTTAAATTCAAAAGACTTTACTATGTTTATTGAACAACAGGTAAGTAAATCCGGTTGTGATATTCTTGATGCTTTAGTAACTTATGCTGAAAAGAATAATATTGAAATAGAAACTGTAGCGGGTCTAGTTAAAAATAGTCACGTACTTAAAGCTAGACTTGCAGCAGAGTCTGAAAAATATAATCTACTTAAGGAAAAGTCAGGGAATAAGTTACCGATATAATGTATAAAATTTATCGCAAGTTCTGGTCTAATGAGGAACTTGATGATCTTTATAGTCTTATAGTTAGTAATGAATGGCATAATCAAGGAACTATAGGTTCCAATGATATAAAAGATCGTAATGATGTTAAGGCAGATGATTACTACTTAACTAAAAAGCGATCTAGAATAGCTCAAGCACAGACATTACGCCCTAAAGATATACCAGACCACTTTAAACAAAAGCTCTTAAAAGCAATGGAGAGAGATTTTGCTGTGGATGATGATTCATATTATTTCGACGAAGAATGGGCTATTAATAGATACCTTGGTGAGCAAGGCGGTAAGTTTGATTGGCATGAAGATGTATTAGACTTTTTTATATATGAGATAAATTCAACTGCTGAACAACACTTCATTAGAAATACAAGACCTCAAAGAAAACTTTCTGTATCAGTTGCAATCAATGATAAAAGCGAATATAATGGAGGTAATCTAGTCATAGGTGAAGAATTCAAAGATAGTGAAAGAAAACCTGTGGACTTAGATAGAGGTGATATGGTAATATTTACCTCTAATACTTATCATGGTGTAGAACCTGTAACTGAAGGTACTAGGTATGCACTAATTATATGGGCACTTTCTTATAATGAGATCTATGAATGGAACAAGTACTACAAGAACTTAGAGGACGATACCGAAACTACTTTATGACACCTTTTGAAGTATATACAAAATATATTGCTTTAAAGAATCATTTTTCTCAAGAGAGATATGATTACTTTACTTATGGTGGTAAGGTAAGAGCAAAAGAATCTTCTTTTGAAATTAGAAAAGACAAATACTTTTTCTATAAGCTTTCCAAGCATAAAGATATAGAAAACTTTCTTTTAGCTAATATACTAGAAGGAGGAAAAGATTTTTGGGTTGGTGAGTTGAGAGATACTGCACCAGAGGATATATATCGTAAGTGGAAAAAAAGACAAGAATCACTTACTTATACCTTCAAAGACGATTTAACTAGAATGGATGATGACTTTGATAAAAACTTTAAAGTTGATCAATATGGACATCCGTTATTGTTAAGATTATACCTTAGAGATGAGGTATGTATTGAGACTATGTGTATACTAGATATGCTAGTAAACTATAGTAAAACCTGGAACAAATACTTGAAAAAAGACTTGATCTGGGAAGATAAATATACTATAATTAAGAAATATAGGCCTTTCCTATCTATTAATACAGATAAGTTTAAGTCTATAGTACTTGATTATTTTAATAATGTATAAAGTGAATAAAACGTTAATAAACCGCAATATATAAGGAGAAAAATATGTCGCAATCGTTCGCAAATATGAAGAAGAACTCGGCTTCTGAATTAAATAAACTCACCGAGGCACTTAATAAGCTTGATTCTAGCAAACAACAAAAAAGAGGACCTGACGAAAGAATATGGAAGCCTGAAGTTGATAAGGCTGGAAATGGCTATGCTGTAATCAGATTCTTACCTGCACCAGATGGTGAAGATGTACCTTTTGTTAGGGTATGGGATCATGGTTTTCAAGGCCCTACCGGACAATGGTATATCGAGAAGTCTCTAACTACTATTGGACAAAAAGACCCTGTATCAGAATATAATACTATGCTATGGAATTCTGGTATAGAGGCTAATAAAGATTTAGTAAGAAAGTATAAAAGAAGACTTTCTTTCTACTCAAATATTTTCGTTGTAAAGGATCCATCTAATCCTGAAAACGAAGGTAAAGTTTTCCTCTACAAATTCGGTAAAAAGATCTTTGATAAGCTCAATGATATGATGAACCCGCAATTTGAAGATGAAAAACCTGTTAATCCTTTCGACCTTTGGACTGGAGCTGATTTTAAGCTCAAGATACGTAATGTGGAAGGTTACAGGAACTACGATAAGTCTGAGTTTGATAACTCTGCACCACTTTTAGATGATGATGATAAACTAGAGCAAGTGTGGAAATCGCAATATGCTTTAGGTGAATTTATCGATGCTGATAACTTCAAATCTTATGATGAGTTGAAAAGCAAACTCTATAGAGTTTTAGCTTTAGAAAGTGGTAATCAGGAATCTGCAATGGTTGAGGCGCCAGCTTCACCTGCTCCGACTATCCCAACGAGTTCAGCTGATGAGGACATTCCCTTAACTTCATCATCTGACGACGACGACGAATCTTTGTCGTTCTTCCAAAACTTAGCTAAATCTTAATTTAGTTAATTTTTCTCTCAGGGGGCCGTTCGTGCCCCCTAACTTTTTACTTAGAAATAAAGACAGTTGGTGGGACTGGAGCGATAAATTTAGCGTTTGTTACTTGTGATACAGAGGAAATATTAGTATCTCCCCCTACTGCTGTTGTTGATTCTTGATTAACAACATTATTGACTTCGTTGTTAATTGCTCCTTGAACTGTTTGTTGTGCTTGGTTATTTTGATTAGGTACGAAATCAATAGTACCATCGCCTCTTAATCTTTCTACTTGATCGGCTATTCTTTCTAGTTTACCTATATCTACAGTACGTTGTAATCTTCTAATCTCTTCAGTAAAGTCATATAGATAATCAAAATCATCTCCTAGTGCTTTATCATTTACTGAAGTTAATAGCATAGTTAATTGTTGAGCTACACTATCAAACTGAATACCTTGTTCGCTCACTTTGCTCATTACTTCCATAGCATTAGCTAAATCCATTAACGGGCCTGATATTCTTTCTAACCCTCGAGTCGAGCTAGCTGTATCCATCATTTTACCAAAACCAAATATATCTAAGTCAAATCCTTCTTCTCCGGTTTCGTTAATTTCACCTGTTACACCTTGAAGTATAGAACTAATACCTTTACCCATTGATGCAAATTTTTCTTCTAACCCATCAACATTTACTTCAGTAAGATCATTAATTCCTGAAGCTAAATTATTTAAGTCATCTGATATTCTTTGTAAGCCTCTAGTTCCAAAAAAGCTTTCAAAACCTGCTATAAGATTACCAAAACCTTCTCCTAGTTCTGTTCCTTTTCTTTGGAACATTTCAGCATCAGTTTTATTTAATTCATGAATAGCTTTAGGAAGCTCTGTCATAAGCTCATCATCTAGAACATTAGCTCCAAATACACCGGCAATGTTATCCATACCGGCAATAAGTTTGTTTAACCCTTGACCTATTTTAGGAGCTTTTCTATGAAATGCATCAGCATCAGTTTCACTCATAATCTGAATGCCTTCAGCTAATGGCTTTAAATTATCATCTATTGCTTGTAAAAATTGAACTTCAAATAAAATACCTGCGGTGTGAGCTTCTTTAATAAATTGATTAAGACCAAAACCCATTTTTTTCATATGAGGTACGAAGTCTTGTCTTAATTTTATATCATTCATCATACCTATACCAGTTGCTAATGGCTCTAGATTATCATCTATAGCTTGTAGCGCACCAGTTTGTAGTATGTTGTTTCCCATGAAGCCACCAGACTCATCTAATAGAACGCCGAGACCTTCTCCAATTCTCGTCATCATTCCTACAAAGT